TGTACGTTAATCCCGCTAGATGTCCACACTTTTTTCACGTTATTCCCACGTTAATCCCGCGGCGCGTGATAGTAGTGATAGTAATCTCGAGGCGAAAAAAAGCCGGCTTGCGCCGGCTCTTGGTGTATCGGGTTGGTTAGACCACGAAGTCTTCCGTGCTTATCAAAATCGAGCCTTTCACTTGCGGGCAGAAGAAATTGATTTCGTACATTGCCTCGTCGCTTCCCGGGACTTTGAAGATCAGGACGTGCATCTTCTTACGCCCATCTTCTTTCAGCATCTTGCGGACTTTGGCAATGGCGCCTGTCAACGTGTTGTCGGCCGCCCAGCATATCGCGCACGACACGAAGTAATGATATTGTTTCTTTGATCCGCCAGCCTGTTTGAAAATTACCATGTTCATATCCTCAGTGATTAAGTGTGCCCCCTTTCGGGGGCATGATTGTTATGCTGCTATTATCGCGTCATGTAGTGCGTAGAATATCTGCGCCTCTGCGTCTGCGAATGAGTGCGGGTAAAAGTACGCTCTCAACACTATCTGCATATTTGTTACATGATAAAAGTCTACGCTGTATTGGTACGCAGCGTCGTGTTCGCATCGGGCATGTATCGCAGCTGGGCTGGTGTCTTGCATGGTCTATCTCCTAGTCAGTGAGTCAGTGTGTGGTACGGGATTAGTATACCATTGTTCTGGGATTAAGGGGGGTACAGGACACCCATAGGGGGTGGCTTAGGTGATAGTAGTCCCGTCACTCGTATAGCAAAGCCCATTTTTTGAACTCCATTATCTAACAGACTTCCCTGTAGTTTATTTTATATGGCCTACCCCCTAATGACCCGCTAAAAAATTTTGGCCCCCTATTTTTCCCCTTAGTTGCGTGGCGAAAAACCCCGTGCTACAGTAATCGCATGAAGAGTGCCGTGCTTGCTGACAATATCCTCAGAGAGTTGGCCCTTGCCGTAGCCCGAAACAACGTAGGCGCAATGCGTCCGTTGCAAGAAGTGGCAGCAGGTGAAGGTTTAACACTGACGGAGTATCACGAAATCGCAAAAAACCCCCAGTTTTTGCGGTACGTAGACGTTTACACGACCGAAATGAAGGACTCCGGGTTCTCGTTTGCCGCAAAAGCACGGATTTTGGCCGAAGACCTCCTGCCGCACGCCTACCACATGGCGAAAGACATCGATGTGCCAGCCCCGGTACGCATGAAAGCGATCGAGAATCTGGTGACGTGGGGTGATTTGGCGCCGAAAAACAACCAGCCCAGCCTCAACGGGCCAAGTTTTAGCATTACGATCAGTTTGCCGGACACTTCCACGGGGAAAGGTCACGTAATAACAGTTGACCACTGTCCGCAGAGCGATGACAATGAGTTGTCGACAGATTTATCCAATGCTCCCCTCCTTGGAAACGACCGACACCCCCTTGTGCCGGTCGACTTTTTTGAATCCGACGATTACGAGTACGCCGGCGACGATGTGATGGACGCTCCGCTATGAGTGGCCTTGTTTACACCCCCGTACCCAGCCTAATACCGTTTTTTACCTCGGAAAAGTTCATTTCTTTGGTGTGCGGCCCTGTGGGGTCGACCAAAACCACCGCAGGTATCCTCAAAATCCTCTACCACGCCTCCAGAATGGCCAAATGCCGCGACGGAGTACGTAGATCGAAGGCCGTATGGGTGCGAAACACCCGGGAACAGCTGCGGGACACCACGTTGCCGGACTTTTTGAAGTGGTTTCCTGACGGTCAGGCGGGTAGTTATGCCAAAACTGAGATGAAATACACGCTAAAAATGGGCGATATTGAGTGCGAAGTGCTGTTTCGAGGGCTGGAAGACTCCAACGACGTACGAAAATTACTCTCATTAAACCTGTCTTTTGCCGTATTTGACGAGTTTCGAGAGATAAATAAGGACGTTTTTGACGCCATGCAGCCTCGTTTGGGTCGGTATCCTGACGGATCGATGGTGCCGCACCGCCCAGAATGGGGCGTTGATGACAAAGGAAACCCCAGACAGGGGTGCGTAACCAACGAGGGTTTGCCAAATTCACGGCTGTGGGGGATGAGCAACCCGCCAGATTACGACACGTTCTGGGAAAAGCTGCTCACAGACCCGCCGGACAACACCCACGTCACGTTGCAACCTTCGGCGTTGTCTGAAGAGGCCGACTGGGTGCATTTGCTGCCGACCGATTACTACGAGAACTTCGTAAAAGGCAAGACCGAGGACTTCATTGAAGTCTACGTTCACAATAAGTTCGGTAAATCCCTTGCCGGACAGCCTGTATATAAGAGTAGCTTCACCCGGGAGTTCCACGTTGCCAAAGACCCGCTTGAGCCCATCATGTCGCCGGACTATCCCATCATTATTGGGTTGGACTTCGGGCGCACCCCGTCGGCTATTTTCAAGCAGCGAGACCCACGTGGTCGGGTAATGACACTTTCTGAAGTCACGGCGACCAACATGGGCATCGAGACGTTCATCGAGCAGAAGCTGATGCCGCACATATCCAACCACTACCCCGGGTTTGACTTTGTGTGTGCGCCAGACCCCGCGGGGTTTATGAAACAGCAGATGAATGAGCTCACGCTCGTTGATGCGCTCAAGGCAGCGGGGTTTCGCTGTGTGAAGCCGCCCACCAACAAGCCGGAGTATCGGATACAGGCGGTGGAGAGGTTGCTCGCCAGACAGGTTGAGGGGAAGGCGATGTATCTGATCGACCCACGCTGCACCACACTCATTAAAGGGTTTGTCTCAGGATACCGGTACAGGCAGAAACGCAACGGCATCCTCGAGGACGCGCCGGAGAAAAATGAGTACAGCCACCCGCACGACGCCAACCAGTACGCTGATCTGGTGATCGACATGAATATACGGGGTGTGGGGGTGCGCTCTGGTAGACGCGAAGTTAAACGTGTATCCTACGCTTATTCATGACAGGAGATAGCTCATGGTGATGGCTCTGATACCGGTGGCAAGCGCCGCTGACCTTGAAGCGCGAGACCGTGCTAAAACCCAGCAGACGCAGACTTTGCCCGCCATACAGGGCTTGGCCGGCCACGTGCGCAAACGCTGGACGACAGCGAAAGATGCACGCCGTGATCTTGAGGAGCGGATGCTCCAGTGCCTGCGCCAGCGCCGCGGTGACTACGACCCGGATAAACTTGCTGAGATAAACAAGCAGGGTGGCTCCAAGATTTACGTGCAGCTCACCTCGGTGAAATGCCGTGGGGCGACCAGCTGGCTGCGCGATACCCTGCTCGGTTCGGGTTCTGATAAGCCGTGGTCACTGGGAGCAACGCCGGAGCCTGACCTGCCCCCTGAGTTACTGCAGGCGTTGCAGCAGCAGCTTGCCGAGCAGGTATTTCAGCAGATGCAGCAGATGGGCCAAGCGCCGGATCAGGCGGCGCTGCAGAGCATAGCCGCAGATATGAAAGACACCGCCACACGGCAGCTTAAAGAAGAGGCTGATGAGCGCGTGGTGCGTATGGAGCGTAAAATTGAGGATCAGCTCGCCGAAGGCGACTGGCTCAAGGCGCTTAATGAGTTCCTCGATGACTTGGTGACGTTTCCGTTCGCAGTGCTTAAAGGGCCGGTCAAGCGCAAGCGCAAGAAAATGGCGTGGCAGGGCGGCGCGCTGGTTCCCTCAGAGCAGATTCGCAACGAGTGGGAGCGTGTTGATCCGTTTATGTTGTACTGGGCGCCGTGGGCGTCGAACATCCAAGACGGGTTTGTTATCGAGCGGCACAAGCTGACTAAAGAAGACCTGCAGGCACTGCTGGGCGTTCCGGGGTATAACGACGCTGCTATTCGCACGGTGTTGGCTGATTATGAGACCGGGGGGCTGAGAGAGTGGCTCTGGACTGATAGCGCGCAGGCTGAAGCCGAGGGTAAAGACGTCACTGAGACAGTTAATACCTCTGACCTGATTGACGCCTTGCAGCTGTGGGACTCTGTGTCCGGCAAGACCTTGCGTGAGTGGGGCATCAGTGAGCAGGACG